GCAGAGATTGGCAAGCGAAGAAAGATCTATTCTTACAACAATCGATAATGTATTTGCTCCTGAAATTGGAGAAAATGATACTCCTGAGATGAAAGCAATGAAACAAGCGATTCTTGAAAAGCACATAGATCTTGATAAATATGAACCCAGATTTGGTCCTAATTATAATAATGACAAGAGACTTCTTAAAAAGAAGAGCATTACGTTTGGAAAACTCAGAAATATTTGTGACGCTCTTGATATGAAGGCTTCTATTGTAATTGAGGATGCAAGTCCTGATGTACCGAATCCGATAGGAAGGACAATTGTTGCTGAATTGACAGGTTCGGGTATGACCCTTGAAGAGGATGGTGATGAATAATGAATCAGCGTGAAATGATCGCTCAAATCGTTAAAGAAACCAGACCTAAATTTAATGAAGTATTTTTTACAAGAGATGAAGATGAGATCATTACAGAGTTAATGAATGTAATCTATTCTTGTGAAAGAGAAAATCAGTATTTCACAATTAAGGTAGATTCTTATAGAGTTGTAGATGATTATGATGAGATCAATTATATTCTTTATAATTATTATGAGGATCTTACAAAGAATAAAGCAAAGTCTAAGAAGAGAGACAATCAGTATGGATATATCAACCTTAATGATTCTGCTATTAGACTTCTTATTGTACGCTATTATTTGAAAGATAGAAATGATGAAGACTATCTTGATGTAATTATCGCAGTTCCTAGAGTGGTGGATAAATACTACTTTAAGATTAATGGTATTATGAGATCGACCCTCTTTCAGATCGTTGATGGTAGTACCTATAACAATGGAACTTCTAATGCAAAAGTTCCTAGCATTACACTGAAGATTATTTTCATGGCTGTAAGAGTTACGAGATACTTTAATTCTCTTCTTACTACAGATGGAGATGATCTAAAGCTTACTCTCTATTATTCTAGAATCTTTAATAAAGGCGTTCCTGCAGCTAAATATATCTTTGCAAAGTTTGGCTTTTATGGAGCTCTTAGATTTATGGGACTGGAAGGAGCTATTTATCTTACCGAGACCGATCCCAATAATCCTGAGATGTATACATTTAAGATTCATGATGGAGCATATCTAAGCACGCCTAAATATCTTCTTGATAGAAATCAGATGCTTCAATCAGTCGTAGTCACTCTCTGTGGAGCTATTGTTCCTGGAGTTGCATTCCAGGAGTATTTCACTGAGAATTATTGGGTTAGAAGTCTTGGAGCTGATTTTAGCGGCGGTGGTAATGAAAGACTTGCTGCTGTATACGATGAAGATGATAATGTAACACCCGATACTCTTGAGAAGGGCTATAGTATTCTTGATTCTTTTGAATCTATTTATGATATTAGTACAAGAGAATCAATTAGACTCCCTCTTGAAGATAAGGAAACGACTTATCATGTAATTAGATGGATAATGAGAGAATTTAATGCTCTTCGTATTAAGGATAATCTTGATCTTGGATGTAAGAGAATTAGATTTGCAGAATATATTGCATCTCTTTATGCATTTAAAATTGCTAGAGGTATTTATAGAGTTTCCGATATGAATAAGAAGGCTAGTATAGTTAGTCTTAAGAAAGCTATTCGTACAGATCCAAACTATTTGCTTGTAGCAATCACCAAATCTAAAATGGTAACTTATAGGAATATGGTTAGCGATCTTGATGCAATGCAGGCTCTTAAATATACCTACAAAGGTGTATCTGGACTTGGCGAAGGATCCAATCAGTCTATTCCTATGATTTATAGATCTATTCATCCAAGTCATATTGGAAAAGTAGATCTAGACTCATCCAGTGATGGCAATCCTGGTATTACTGGAACTCTTTGTCCATATGCTCCTATATATGATGGATTTTTCTGTGATTATGAAGAACCCAATAGCTGGGAAATCGAGTTCTTGGCTACAATGGATGAGTATAAGAAAGCGACTAACCTTAAAGAAGCTCTTATCTTTGAAGAGAAAATTTTAGGTGTCGATAAACATGAAGAAATTGAAGTGGCTTCCGAGATAATTGCATCAATGCAACAAATCATTAAACCAGTGATTTATGCAGATCAAGGTGAAATTGTCGGATTGGAGGACATTTACAATGGCACAAACTAAATACTTTATCTACTCTGCCGAACAGTTTAAACTTCGTAAAGAAGTTGAACTTAAGTTAGGCAAGAAATTTAAAATTGGACATGTAATTGTCAATGGCACGAAAAAGCCATTTACGGAATTATCTTCCGTTAGGAAATCGAGATTCCCCGACGCAGTTATCGTTGCCGAGGGAGATCCGACCTTAATGAAATATACAATGCCAGGAGGTCAATGATATGAAAGAAATTGGAATAGATGGATTGATATATCATGGCCCTGGTTGTTGTATGAAATGTGGAAGTCCTCTTGTAGTTGTAGACCACGAAATGACAATAATGGAACTCAATCAAGATGGAGATCCTATTTCCGAAGAAACTACTTTCAGAGTTAAGGCCGCTTGCACATATTGCGGTAACAAGCAAGATATGATGAGATGGATGGGAGGCTATATACCTTATACGCCAAGTTCCAGAATTCTCAAGATTGCTGAAGCCCAAGATATAATTAAACAAAGAGCCGAATTGCTCAATAAAGAGAGTAAAGGAAAGAATCCGTTTATAGAATAATTAGTGTCCACCTAAAAAAGAAAGGTGTAAACTATTATGACTACAAACTATGAAAATATGAAAATCCACTTCGATAAACTGATAAAAGGTGGATATCCAACTAGTCATGGACTAGAATCTATCAGATCGGTTTATGAAGATACTTTTAACAGAAAGATCAATTTGTATGATGTATATCAGACTGATCTTAAAGTTTCTACAAATCCTGTAGGAGGCCTTATAACCCTTATAGGACCTGATGATAATACTTTGCCTGAAGGATTCATTATGAATGAAGATGGTAAAGTTTATTATGTAAAACAATTTACTAATGATATAATGAAGGATATCGATTTTAAAGAGCTTAAAGCTTATACAAATTGCATTTTCTATATCATGAGAGATATTGTAGAATTTGATGCTTTTAAAATGGGAGAAAGATTTGCATGTACAAGTCCTTATCTTTGTACAGTATATGCATACCCTCTTTATTTTACATTCCATCATATTAGAAACTGTTTTCCTGCGCTTTTAGATACAGATTTGTTTATGGATATTATGGAAAAACATTATATGGATATGGAAGATATCCCTACTGTATTAAATTCGCTTAACGATCATAAATACACCACAGATCCTAATAAGATATATAATATTATGACTTGTGGTAATACTATACCGATTATCTAATCGATGAGGGAGGAGGATTAACTATGAGCTCATCATTTGATAAATCTCGTGAAGATCATGGAGATCTAATCGATCCATTTATTGTAGTTGAGCGCTATGATATTTGTCCTCATTGTAAAGCTCAACGATTAGAATTATTCAGTTTCAACGGATACCCTCAAGATTATAAAGGTGCAGTCGATGCATACTTACAAGGGTATAATGTAGTCTTTGATAAATATGAAATTCGAAATTTAAGATGTAAATCTTGCAATAAAGAATTCGTAATTGATTGGACTACAGGTTTTCCTATTCCGCTTAGAAATACTTATAGAACAAATAGATTCTTTGCGGAGTATGCTGAAGGTTATTAATATTAAATCCACCACATGAATTTGTGGTGGATTTATATTTTTTATACAAATAACCTTCCCAGAACAAGCAAATAAGGCGTAATTAGGAAGGTGATTTTATGAAATTCGCTTCAATATATCTTTCAAATTACATTGGTATATATAATGGTATGGGGCTCTATGAGATCCATATTGATATGACAAAATGTAAAAATAGAATTACCATTATCCGTGGAGATAATGGTAGTGGCAAATCAACTTTATCGAAAGCAATGAATCTGTTTCCAGATGAATCAGACGCTTTTATTCCTGGTCTTCCGGCTAGAAAAGAAATAGTTCTAGTAGATGGGGAGACTTTATATAAACTATCGTTTATTCATGGTGTTAATAATAAAGGCGATAGACAGGTTACTAAAGCTTATATCACTAAAACCTTTGGTGGACGGATAGTTGAATTAAACGAAAATGGTAATGTAACGTCCTATAAGGACATTCTGTATAATGAGCTTGGACTCGATGCAAACTTTTCAGCATTATCTCAATTAAGTAATGATGATAGAGGTTTGGCAGATAAAAGGCCTGCAGAGCGTAAGAGATTTGTAAATTCGATTATATCTTCTTTAGAGACTTATAATAATATTTATAAGACCTTAACAAAAAGATCGGCAAATTATAAATCTATGATAAATGCTGTTGTAGCTAAACTTAATATTCTTGGAGACGAAGAATCGTTAGTTTCTAATCTTAATGCTTTGGAAACTAAGATAAATCATTTACAAGATCAAAAAGATCAAGCAGTAGCGGCATTAGCAAACGCTCAATCTACAATTAGTATTCTAGATCCAGACGGATCAATACAGAATACAAATACTACTATCATAGCTGAAATGGAATTGGCTGAAAAAGAAGTTAACAAAATTCAGTCTATTATAGATGGGCTTATAACTTCTAATTCTATAGATAGTTCTGTTTTAGAGAGAATGTATAAATCTGTTGTAGATAAAAAGAATTCTTTTATAATTCAGAATCAAATTGCTAGAAAAGAAATAGAGGGTCTTATTTTACAAAAAGAAAAAGAGGCTGAAGCTCTTGACGAGAAAGTTCGTAAATTATCTACTTTGCAAAGCGGGTATAATTATGAACTTCTTAAGTCAAAAATATCGGATTATAAGAAGGAGCTTGAGGATATAGCACAAGAACTTACTTCTATTGGAATAGATAATATAGCTCAACTTAGTAAAGAAGAGTATATCTTGGCTCTTGAAACTCTAAAAGATTTAGAGGAATATATTTCTAGCTTTAAATCTTCTACAGATTTTTCTATTATCGAGAAGATTGTATCTCATTATATAGAAACCGGAGAAATTCCTGAGAGAATAGATCTTAAACCTTATAGAGAGCATATAGATATGCTTAATGCTAATATTGAAGAGTATAGAAGAGAGAAGGCTATTCTTGAATCCAAGCTTGGATTATTAGATAGACTGTCTATGCGTCCTTCTGAATGTAAAGTAGACAGCTGTCATTTTATTCAAGAAGCTTTAGTATTTGCTAATGGAAATCCAAAAGACAGAATTTCTACAATAGACGCTATTATCTATGAAATGACTGAAGAGATCAAATTGGATGAGGAGACTATGACTATTATCGATTCTCATAATAATGCTATAAATAGATTTGCTGTTATAGTAAGAGAAGTAGATAAAAATGGTGCTATATTATCCAAGATGCCAAACGGAGAACTCTTTAAGAATAAGGTGGAATTCTTTACAAAAATTCTATCTGGTTATAGTTTTGAATATATGAGAGAGCTTTATTCATATATAGACAAAGCCAATCTGTTTGACATATATAAACAGACGATGGAGATCTATAACAAATATCTTGATGAGTTTAAATCTTATGAGGGTAAAGTTGAAATTATAGAATCTCTTAATCACGACATCGAATCTATTAATAGAGCTATAAGTACTATCATAGATAAGATCGAACCCATAAATCAAGAAATTGCTGAAAGAGAAATTCAGATAGCTAGACTTCAGGAGCTAGAAGGTGTATATGATGCTATTTTTGTACAAATAGAGAAAAAGAAACCTTTACTTGAAAAGATATCCGAATGTAGAGCAAAACTTCTTGAGAATAATAGAAAGATGAATGATATTAAAATTGCTCTTACAAAAGCCGCTAAAGCAAAAGAAGATATATCTCAATTCACATACGCATTATCCCCCCTTATGACAGAGCGAGATAAACTTAATCATTCAGTACAGATGATGCATGATTATATTAAAGAGAGAGATGAACTTCAGGCTAATTATGATTTTATAGAGACTATAAAATACTATTCATCTCCTACAACAGGTATTCAACTTGTATTTATGGAGCTATATATGGGTAAGATAATTGCTCTTGCAAATGAACTTTTATCATTATTATTCCAGGGCCAGTTTGTAATACAGCCTTTTGTAATTAACGATACTGAGTTTAGAATCCCTTGTTTAGGTAGTGGCTATCTCAATGATGACATATCTTCAATGAGTAGCTCCCAGATAGGAATGATATCTATGATTCTTAGTTTTGCATTACTCCATCATTCAAGCACGAAATATAATATTATTAAACTTGATGAGATCGATGGACCTCTCGATTATAATAATAGAGTGTATTTCATGGACGTGCTTAATAAGATAATGGATATAATGGGAACCGAGCAGTGTATTATGATATCTCATAATTCAGAACTCCAAGTAGATAATTCTGATGTAATTCTGCTTAGACACGATCAGGCTAATAGTGATTATATGAGAGGAAATATTATTTGGAGTTTTCAATAAGAATAAAGGATGGGTGAAACCATCCTTTATTTTTTTTATTTTATAAAATAATAACTAACTTCATAGTAATTGCATCCGGAGTGAAAAACTTGCCAAAGTTTGTTTCAAGCTAAAACACTGGATATCTGTGTTTAACCTCCAAGATGTATTATAACGATTCGTAATGTGCTTGCCACATTTTTTTACCTTCGAGTAAATAAAGATTCATTGTTGTAAATTCCGCTTTAGATATAAATAAATGCCGGATGCAATATATAAATAAAATCACCCATGCCAAACCAGGCATGGGTGATTACTTTTTTAATACTCATTAATAGGCATTGCAGAGCCTTCTATAAGAAGAGGCCATACAGCGTTAATATTTCTATTTCTAGCAATACCGGTATGTACATCAATAGTTGTATCCTCAAGAAGGAATCCATCGGGCCTAGGATAATTAGGAACACTCATTCCAGTAGACTTATCAACTACATCGAAACATCTCTGTCCTGTAGCCTGATCATATCTAACGACTACCTGAATATTGGGATTGGCCTCCATTCTCATTCTATTCTGCTCAGGAGTTAGAGGTTGACCATTGTTGATTACTCCAGCGCTCATCTCCACCGCGCCAACAGCAGGGTTTACCCCATTAACTCCAAGAGTAATATCCTGAATTGTAGGAGCAGAATTAGGATTATAAACTCCAACAGGAGTATTTACGAACGAAGAATACAGATCCATCATTCTCATATCATCATTCTCATCAGCCTTATCAAGCTTAAGAGCCTTCATTCTATTAAGTTCGAGGTTATGAGCCTGGGTGATGGTACTGTTAAGTTCTTTAATAGCAGAGATCTTTGTAGTAAGTAGCGATGATGCGGAAGCTGTGAGATTGGTGATATAGGTATACTTATTCTTAAGAGTTTTGCTAGCACGCACAGCATCAATATCCTGCTTAACCTCAGAGCTAAGCTCGTCTGCTTGCATAATAGCACCTCTAATAAGATTATTAGTCTCATTATAGCTTCTTGCATAATCAACTTCAAGAACCCCTCCAGTAGGAGTAGCTCCGGGAACTTCTCTTTCAGGAAGAATTTCCCCATTTACAGCAACCTTAGGTTTAGATGTTTTCTTCTTAGAAGAACCATCATCTACAACTCCAGAATTGATCTTTCTAGCCTCATCTTTGGTAAAGAAACCGAAATCTACACCAACAGAACCAGCCATGTCAGAATTATTTTTATTATCTACTTCATCATCGAAGATGAAAGGTTGAATCAGATTCATGATTAATACCTCCTTAATATATTTAATGAATAGTTAAGGACAGTAAAAGAGTAAGGTCTATGACCTTACGATCATAGACCTACCTTACCTAAATACCCATCATCCAATACGGGTTGAGAAGATGAAGGATTTGGAATTCCTTTAGCATCGTTTTGAACCTGAACCGGTTTTGAAAAACTTTCTATAGAATCGAATACAATTCCTCTTCCTCCACAACTTTTACATGTAACAGGAATACTTCCAGCAGAAGTGGGTACTGGATTTAGATTATAAAAGTCTTGAGCAACTACTCCTTTGCCTCCACAGACTGGACAACGATATACTCCCATATTAAAACCTCCAATATATTTATTTTATTTAAAAGTTTTAAATTTAATAGATTTGTAATACATACATAAACATTATTATAATGATTAAGCAAATAATCATAGCCCATAGTGCAAAGTTCCCGATTTGCATTTATGCTTAAGCTCCTTTGTTGATAAAAGTTGTAAGAGGTATCGCAGGATACCTCTTATTTCTTTTTGATTGTATATTATAATATTGATAAAAACACTTTAATAATTCTAAACGTGCCTAAATCAATCGAATTAGGGAGGTACAGAAAATTATGTTAAACTTAAAAGCACGACAACCTGGAGATCCGATAACTATAATGAATACATTATTTTATCGGAGACAGGATAGTGATGGTAAATTTAGAGAGCATTTGATGCTCGTATATAAAGATACAGAAACGGGATTAAAGTATAAGGAAGAGCTTGTAGATCCCGATTATATTTACTACAAAGCTAAGGATGATAAACGAGTAAATTATCCTAGATTATTTATTGAAAGAGAAAATGTAGAAACTATTACAGTTCCTTATAAAGATCTTGAAAAAGATATTGCTAAACGTGTTGGTTTAATGGAATACTTCTATGAGAATATCAGAAATGGTAATAGGAATGAAAATAGAAAACTTCATACCCACCCAGATTTGTTTTCAAGCGATGTAAATATTGAAGACCATTATCGATTTAGATTTAATAATACTTATAGAAATGAAACTTGTAAGATTACAAAATCATATCTCGATATTGAGTCTGATACTATCGATATTGATGGGTTCCCCGAACCTGGTCAATGCCCCATCAATGCTGTAACCCTTATTTTACAAGATCAACAGCAAGTTTATACATTCCTTTTAAGGAATGAAAGAAATCCTTTAATTGCAGAATTTGAACTATCTGTCAATGACGGCAGCATATTTCCAGAACTTGAAGCCTTCGTAATTAATTCGGTAGGCGGTCCGGCAATAGCTGAAAAACTTAATATTCATTTCAAGTATAACTTTCTTTTTTATGACGAACAAGATGAAATTAATTTGATAGCCGACTTGTTCAAGGCTATCAATACTTTTAAACCCGACTTCGCTCTTGCATGGAATATGGGATTTGATATTCCTTATATTATTGCAAGAATTAGAAAGCTTGGTTATACTTCAGAAGATATTATGTGTCATCCCGATTTTACTCATAAAATTGCAGAGTATTTTGTAGATGAGAGAATGAAGAGTGAATTTGCAGAACGTGGAGATTATGCTTTAATATCTTCATATACAACTTATCTTGACCAGATGATTCACTTTGCATCAAGAAGAAAAGGGCAAACGAAACTTGTATCATATTCGCTTGATTCTATTGGCGAATATATTGCAAAAGTAAAGAAGCTTGACTATAAGCATATTACTGAAAATATCGCAGAGCTTCCTTATAAAGATTATAAAACATTTGTATTCTATAACATTATGGATACGGTTGTACAGTATTGTATTGAAGCCAATACAGATGATATAGGATTTATATTTGGAAAGGTTCTGATGAATAATACGAGATATCAGAAAATTCATAGACAGACTGTATATCTAAAAAATAGAGGAATCCAGGAATTTTATAATGATGGGTTCATTATGGGTAATAATGTAAATACATTTAACCCAAAACCAGACACGAAATTTCCTGGAGCATTTGTGGCCGATCCGGTCCGTGTTGATAAAAATGCAAGAAGTAGACTGAAGATTTTTGGTAGAGCTATCGATGTCTTTCCTAATTTGGACGACTTCGACTATGCTTCACTTTATCCGTCGATTATTCGTCAGTTTAATATTGCAGCTCATACACAAATAGGAATGGTTACAATTCCCAATCAAGTATATGATAGAGAAAATCGTGGTAAACTTGATACTTGGACAAGAGCTGGAGAATTTATGGAGAATTTCCAGTCACAGATGTGGCTTGAAATTTGTTGTAGATGGTTTGGTCTTGCAGATTATACCACGCTTTATCATGAGATTGAAAATTTCTTTATATCAATTATGATGCCTACAAATGGTCTTAGATATTATGATAGACAAGGTCTTATTATTCCAATGATTGATACAAAACCCAATACTCTTGTAGAGGGTATGATATTTGATGATAATAGACCTAATATTGAGAAGATGTTTGTAGTACCTAATCTTGTAAAATGGGAGGAGTGGAGAAACAATGCTGTTAGATATCCGAACCAGCAGTACTGAAATGATTCCCATAAATGATTTTCAATATCTTTGCGATCTTGCAAAATGTACAAAATGTCAAATGTTTACAGTATTAAAGTATACCAACAAACTCTATGGAGCAAGCGACGATTGCTGTTGTATTCATGAAGTTGATATACCGTTTCTAGTAAATACAGATTTGATGTTTAGACTTGATACAATAGATCAAGAACTATTGAAAACTTATAAAAATTTCTTTATCCCAGAAAAATTCAATTGGGTAATATTACCCGATTATTATTGGGATATGTATGTGAATGGAGATCTTATTGCAGATTTCGATACTGAGCAGGATTTGATTATTGTTAAGGATAAATCTACAGGTTTACCCATAAATCAGATTCAGATGTTTAAAGTTAGAGCTTGCAATGATGTGCCTAGATCCATATTCATGAATCAATTGGAAGGTTTGATTAATAGAATTCCTAGATTAAAAGAACCTTCTAGATTTATAGATATTCATAATGATAAAGCTATTAGAGAAGCCTATGATAGTAAAGCTGCTATGGGAAGATTCTTATGCAGAATGAAGAATGATATGATTGATGTAGCATTCTATTTCTATAAAGGACTTTTTTCTTTAGCAAAAGCAGATAGCTTGGATCTTGAAATACGTTTCGATAGGTATGATACGCTCATGTTTATGGCAACTTTTCTTCCTAAAAAGAAGAAAAATCCATTAACGTTTAATACCTATGGGGTAGCATTTCAAGAAAGAATTCATTGTATGTTTATAAATATAATTTAATCAATAACCCTAGATGCTCAAATTAGGCATCTAGGGTTTATTTTTTTATATCGTTATACCCACAACATTTAAATAAGCTAATCTAAAGCGAGGTGAATATTATGGCTAGAAATAATAAAGTCGATAAAGCTAATCGTAATATTCAGAATATTGCTAAAAGCATTTCTGGTAATATGGACGATTTATATCGAAGCACATATATGAGCACTCCGCAGCAGGGCGATGATCTTGAACAACTTTCTACAAGGATAAATGCAAGTATAGATAATATAGTGAATAGAAATATGGAGACAGTAGGCATCCCAAGTGTTTCAAAACTTTATTCTAGACTTGCAGCCTCTTCTGCTACCAATGGAGATAAGTTTGTCAATGGTCTTCAGTCAATGTTTGATAATGGTATGGTTTCTGATGATCTTTATGGTCTATTTATGAGTAATAGATATCTTAAAGAGCTTGATAACGAAATTGATACTGTTTGTAAATACATGCCTAAACTTGAAGAGGCACTTCAAGTTCAAAGAGACTGCGTCCTTTCTGCAGATCACTTTTCTAAGGACTTTCTAACGTTTGAAAATCCTGGAACTATAGACGAGAGTATCTTTAGCGAGAGAGCTAAAGACATTAAACGTAAATACAAACTTGATAGACTTATTGAAGAGATTTATGAAAATACTTCTAAATATGGCGAGCAGTTTATCTATAGAATACCATATTCTATTGCTATTGGTAAACTTCTTTCTACAAAGCCTGATGGGCAGCTTGTTGCTCCATTTGGAGGCGGCATTCATGAATCTTATACTGATAAGGATACTGATACTTATTATGCCGCTAAACTCACTGCAAAAGGATTTGAAATTGTCGGTGAAGGCAATACTTCTATTATGAAAGAATCTGGTACGGTTTTAACCGAATCCGTTTCTAAAATAGGTGGCAAAGATGTTACCAAAATAGTAGAAAATTCTATTCTTAGTGGAACAGAATCCTTCAATATCGGTATTCAAATTTGCAAATCTGGTATTATTGAGTCTGCTGTTAGAGATGCAAAAGATGCATTTGAGAAAAAGCAGAAAACTTCCGCATCATCCCTTTCCAATATTCATGAACAGAAGATGATGAGAGAAGGTAAAGTTATTACCGAGGGTGATAAGAAAGATATCGAAGCAAAAGGTAATATTGATATCGGTAATAATACAATCGATAAGAGAATCATTCAGGCTAATGACGGTCTTATTTCTGGAGATGCTATCGAGCCTGTTAAAGTAAAAGCTCCTGGCTGTGTAGTTAAGAAGCTCGCTAGAGAACAGGTTGTTCCGATCTATATTGATGATATCTGTATGGGTTATTACTATTTTGAACTTCGTACAGTAGACGATTCTGAGTCCTTTATGGGCTTTAAGAATATTCTTGGTGACCCTCTTACAAATATGAAGGGCGATACAAGAAATGCTTTCAATAGCGTTGATACACAGAAGCAAGATGAAGCTATTAAATATGTAGCTGGTCAGCTTTCTAAGTTTATTGATAAGCAGTTTGTTAATGCAAACCAAGATCTTGCTAAAGAAATCTATATGATTCTTAAGTATAATGATCTTTTCAACACACCTTCTGTAGATCTTATTAAGGTTACTTTTATACCTCCCGAGGATATGGTTCATTTCTTCTTTAGACAGGATCCTGTTACTCATAGAGGTATTTCTGATCTTGATAAGGCCCTTGTACCTGCAAAGATCTACTCGAGCCTTTATATTACATCTTCCATTGGAACTCTTACAAGAGGCCAAGATAAGAGGGTATATTATGTAAAACAAACTGTAGATACGAATATTGCGCAGACATTGCTTAATACCATTTCTCAAATTAAACAATCTAATTTTGGTATTAGACAATTCCAGAATATCAATAATGTACTAAATATTACTGGTCGATTTAATGACTATGTAATTCCTACAAATGCTTCTGGAGATGCACCTATCCAGTTTGAGGTTATGCCTGGACAGAATATAGAGGTTCCTACAGAGCTTATGGAACAGTTGCAGGAAATGGCCATCAATAGTACTGGTATTCCAATCGAGATTATTCAGGCTAGACAGTCTGTAGATTATGCTATGCAGCTTACAATGTCTTCTAGTAAGGTATTAAGATTTGTATATAATAGACAGTCACTGTATCAAGCTCTTCTTACAGAACTCATAAGCCCAATCTATAACTATGAATATGATCAGTCTGTTATTATTAATGTAATCCTTCCTCCTCCTAGCTTTATCAACGTAACTAATACAAATCAGCTTGTAGATAATACAAAAGCTTTTGTACAATCTATTGTTGAAGTTGAAATGGCCGATGAGGAAGATGAAAGACTGAAATCTATCTATAGCAAAGAACTCTTTAAGCATTATCTTGGAACTCATCTCGATGTAAGTAAACACGAATCTATTCTTGAAAGATCTAGAATACTTGCAAAGAAAGAAACTCCTGAGAGCCATGCTTCTGGAGAAAGCGATTATTAAAATAAATAAGACTAGAGGGTATTACCTTCTAGTCTTAAATTTTCATTTATACATATATTATAATTTTGAATTAATATATGGAGGTCAATCAAATATGTATTCATCAAACAGAGATCCTAGTATTACACAAAATCCTAGAAAGACAAATGGAAAGAATGTAGACATATTCATTAAAGAAACGTGTGTATATTCATACGGAGCATCTTCTATTACAGAAGAGATATATGCTAAATATGTAAGATATTGCACCGATAGAGGTTTTGAATATTCTACATTTAATGGATTCGCAAGAGCTTTTAGATATTATGTTATTCATCAGCGCTTTATTCCTGGAGTCGGGGTATTTCCTGTAAACTACATGGCATATAAAGATGGTGTTGGATATATTAATAAACCTGGATGGTCTTATAGTAATCTTGCGGTAAACTATTGAGGAGGCGACAGCAATGTATTATCAAGTTGGCTTTATTAGCATATATGGTGATATAGAAATAAAATATGATAATATCCCTTCTATAGAAGAAGCTGAACTCTTGGCACAAAGGGTTATGTGGTGTAATAGACGAATAAATCCTAATAGTAAAATATTAGGAACAAAACAGGTTAAAGCAGTTATTATACCAATAACAGAAGAAGTTCAGAGTCAATTAGAAGTCTTTAAAGCTACAGAAGTTCTTCATGCCAAATATCTAGTATAAAAAAGAAGAGAGTATGGATTTCTCCATACTCTCTTTGTTTTTTTGTAAAATTACTTCGTGAGCTTAGTCTGAGCGAGACCATTAGTAGTATCGCTAAGTCCAGCATAGTTGTAATCCCAGCTGTTACGATGAACCATCTTAGCGTTAGCGCTATTGTTCATCCAGTCGAGGATCTTCTTAGCACGAGCATTTACAGCAGCACCACGAATCGGGAAGCCGTTGAATTCAACGCCGATTTCCTGGAACTGTACATCGCCCTTCTGACCATTGTAAAGAGTCGAGAGCTCTGCAGTAGTAGGCATACAACCAACGAGGTAAGCAGCCTGCTCGATAAGCATACCGGTATTATCGGTATGGAGGTACAGGAAGCTAAAGCATTCCTTATGGAAACCAGCATCCTGAGGCTGAATCTTATCATTATCGAACCCGATAAGACCATTATAAGTCTTGAAGCCTGTAGCAGGGTCCTTAACGGATCTCAGATACAGCTCATGCATCTTAGTAATAGTCGAACCAGACTTCTCGTAATAGTTCATGGAGAACGTAGTAGCGGAAGGAGCCTGAGTCTTGGTAATGACATTCATAGTCTGGAGACCGTTATTGATCTCGCCAGTCTCAGAAGTAATATTCTCAAGACCAGACTGGAATCCGCGGAATTCATACTCAAGAATGTGAACGTAAGAATCTACGAGCTTCTTCACGTCAGTATCTACTTCAGCCATTTTCTTAAGGAAGTCAGGAATAGAAACGACAATAAGATAGGGGTAACCAGACTCATAGAGGTCGAACTGCTGAAGCTGGGTAAAGTCCGTAGTACCACGGAACAGCGTATAGGCAGTTACATCTCTGGGAGTCTTAAGGTCTGTAAACATATTATACTTTCCCATTATGTTTTCTCCTTTCTACTTAATTAGGCTTCGGTAACTTCTACAGCATTAAGAGCAGTAATCTTGAACCACTCAGTCTGTACAAAGTCTCTATATACAACCTTCAGAGTAGCATAGAAGATCTTATTTGCAGAGTAAGTAGCATCTGCAAGATATTCTACAGACAGCTGCTTGAAGTCGCTCTGGAAGGGAGCAAGAACTTCTTCAACATCCGCCTTATATCTTTCAAGGTCTTCACCATCAATGAAAGTATATCTGATGATCGGACAACGAGTACGAATAGCTCTAACAACATCCTGGATTCCCATAACGTTGTTGATATAGGACCACTGAGTATGTCTATCCTGAGAGGTATAGAGCGATTCGATAACAAGTTGATTATCGATATAGGAAGCATAGTTAACTCTCATATCGTCGAGCTTCTCCTTCTGGTTACCTACAGGATCAGGACAGACCGTAGGAGCAAAGGAGAGAGTTCCATAGATTGCACTATCAATGGTCATATCAAACTTCATACCTGCAGGAGGAAGGATATAGCCATTATTGTAATGAGCAACCAGTTTCTGTGCGATATCGTAACCGATAGTTACAGGGATCTGCTTCTTGGTATAAGGATCGAGGATATCATAAGACTGGCAGTAAGAAGCACAGAACATGTTCTTCTCTTCCCATTCAGTCTCATTCCAGATAAGATCAAGATCAGTCTTACCAAGACCCATATCTCTGAAGTATACGAAGTCTTCACGGAAAGTAGCAAGAGCTTCAATTGCTCTCTTAACTTCCTTAGGATAGTTAGCATCGATAACAGCATGGATCATATATTGATCTACGTTAAAGATTACTGTATCGAAAGAACCGTCAAGAGCAGCCTTAGCCTGCTTGATATATTCAGCTCTGATAGGACCAGGAACGCCATCAACGCTATCATCCTTGAAAGGATAAGCGCCAAGAACACCGTTTACACCACCATCGAGAGCCTGACCGTAAGAGTTCTGAAGGTCGATTCCATTAGAATTAAGAACTACACCTTCAAAAGCAACTCCACGATTAGTGTAGCCGAAGAGAACATCATAACCCCAAAGAGTATCTTCATCATAAGCACCACACTTTTCAGCAACAGCTGCAACGAACTCTCTCATATCGGTATCGAATGCAACACAAGTAAGCTGAGTAGAGTGATTTTTAATCATGTACTGAAGGGAAATGTTCTCGCCATTTACAACGAGATCGGGATTGATGCTGAACGTCATAGACTCGAGTTCTGTATTGCCCTCGAGAACGCTCAGCGTATAAAGCACATAAGAAAGAGACTTAGAGATCTTATAGTTAGGAATGATCTTAATTCTCTTCTTACTGATACCACGTCCATTATCTGCGATAGCATAAAGCAGATATTCGCCTTCGCTCTTCTCCTTTTCAAGAGCAGCCTTAACATCATCAAGGTCCTTGCAATTAGGAGCGAAAGCCACTCTATAAGTAATAGCAGTAGCTTCTACCATCTTGGGTTCATTAGCAGATCCATCTTCTGCAGAAGCAACGGTAGTATCGTTACCATCTGCATCAACATAAATAAGCTTACCCTTGTCATCAGTAGCCTGAACTTCAGTAGTATCGAGTTTTGCGAAGATGCCGATATTTGCAAGCATTGCATCATCTGCAACGAGTCTCTTACAAAGGAGATCTGCACCTGCGTTGATCGACATAGCAGCCTGAAGAAGGGGCTGACCATGACGAGCGTACGAGATAGTATTGCCATATGCACTGAAGAAGTTTTTGCCAGAGATTCTAGTCCACTCTTCCGGACCCTTGTCGGAAGTAAAGATTGCCATATACAGCGGAGCATTTCTTACTTCTGTCACAGGTAGGATAAGCGGAATATCGCTCAGGTCATTGTATTCAACAATAACACCAGGATACATAAACGTTTCCTCCTTATATAATTTATTTTTTATAATTAAATAGCTCGAATGCAATAGTTTAGAGCATCATAGCTTTTAATTTAATGTTATTAGCCCTTAAACTACTCGTGGCTTCCCATTAGGAGTTTTTCCATAGGCGAGTTCGAATCTGTGGGGCTCATAATAGCACCGATTACGCCAAGATCCCAGTTCTCACTACCAATAGAAGCGCTCGGAGAAATATATTTAGGAAGATCTTTAATACTAATAGCTCTATAAGCCATTTGGTCTGTAAACTTAGTATGTCTAAATGCTTTAGAAGGATTGGAAGCATCTCGACACATTTCGCTTACTACAACACCAAACATCTGTAGACTCATTCCATAAGAAGATCCATTTAATTCCATAGCATCTACGAAATAGTTTTGGAGTTTGTCATAAGGAATAGTCATAGGAAGTTTGCCTGTAAGGAAGATTCTATAAAAATCTTCCACATTAGCAATATTCTGAGGAACCTTTACAGATACTACAACAGCATCGCCCTTTTCAAAGATAAGCAATCTGTAATCTTGAGGTTCAACAGCTGCTTTAAGCCTTATATTCTTAACCTTCTCAGTTCGTGAAGGTTTACATAAGAATACAGTTGGGAAATTAAATCTTTTGAGACCGATATTAGAACCATCTGGTTTCATAATAGTATAGTCCAATATACCAAGAAGATTTATATATTCGCCTTTGATTTCAGCATCTCCTCTATCAAAATACGTCTCAGGAACATAGAAAACAAACTGTCCCTCATCCGCAAATAGAAGAGAGTCTCCATCTCGTTTTAGAAACTTAGGTACATTGTAAGATGCCATATTATCCTCCTTTCTTTAATGATAATGGAGATTATTAGTTTATAATAACTTCTCCAGGAATATCATACTCGGAATTAGAGGTTACTGTTACAGAACCGTTTGCCACTCTTACAGAAATAGTGCCAGCAATATCTGCAACACTAAGATCGGGAACAAATACAGCTGTATCTGTAGAAAGAATTCTAGAATCAGAAACGGTAAGAGTACCGCCACTAATTACTACATTTCCAAAATGCATCTGAGGACGAGCACCAAGAGTTACCCATTCCCCATCTACATAAGTACTGATTGTGCCTACTGCTACATTGCAATAGAGTTTATTAGCTGCAGGAGCCAGAGGAAGAGATGTACAGATAATTACATCTGTAGCAAGCTGCACTCTAACTTCTTCGAGAACGCTATCTAAAAAGATATTGCCTGTATCACTACAGCAATACAAAGAACCAGCAGAATAAGCTTTAGCCTTAACCTGAGATTCTGTCAAATCATAGTATGTAATGATCATGATAGTTTCACCTCTTTTATTAGATTTATTATAATGTGCATTCGATAAAAGAAAGAAGAGAACCCCGAAGGGTTCTCTTCTAGTTTTAATTGACGTTAACTGGCTAGATTAGACAGTGGTCTTCCAAGTAAGAGCATCAACGATAGCCTTCTCAGAAGCAACCTTCTCGTCAGAAGCTGCAGTAACAGTAGTAGCCATAGAACCAGCAGCAACAACATTTGCCTTAGCTACAGCATAGCCCTGAACATATGCAACTGCACCCTTTTCAGTAGCAGCAGTCTTATCATCGGGAGTAGCAGCGAAGGTAGCGCCACCGACCTTAACGCCGGAGAGTGCAGCATCGCCGTTTGCATCAGCAACGATAAGCTCATCTGCATGACCAGAAGCAACCTTGGACATCTTACCGTTGATAGACTCAACGAGAGCAGTTCTGATAGCAGCAACTGCAGCCTCAGTAGCAAGTACAGAAGCAGATGCAGAAGAAGCAAGAGTAGAACCGCCTACCTTAACACCAGAATCATCAAGATCGCCTGCAGCGGTAAGAGAAGCGAGGTTACCAGCAGTAGCACCGCTTACCTTAGCAGCATGGGTAGCAGAAGCGTTCTTAAGAGTAGCAACATCGGAAGCGATAGGAGCTACAGTATTGGTGTTGAAGTTGCTTACAGCAGTGCTAATAGCAGAGTTCATCTGAGTAGTGGTGGAGTATGCGCTGAGATCGGTAGCGGCAACATAGAGACCAGACTCAGTAGCCTGAAGCATATTGCCGGCAGTAGTAGCTACGATAGCCTCTGCAACGAACTCATTACCAGTTACAGTAAGAGAGATTGTATTAGAGTTGCTAGCAGTATAGGTATCTACGAGGTCGCCAATGTCGATAGTAAGGGGATCCTGATCATCATTGAACTTAAGCGTGATAACGCCAGTATCATGATCATAAGAAGCCTCTGCGACGAAACGCTCGAGATCGAGGTTTACACCAGTACCGATAGTAGCGCCAGTAGCATCCTTAACCTGAAGCTTTCCAGTAGACTTCTCGTAAACGAGGTCAACAGCGAGGTTAGAAAGCTTTACAGCATCGGTAGTACCGTCTGCCATAGTAACGTCAAGCTCACGGTTAGCAGAATCGTAAGCAACGCTTGCAACGAGACCGTCAGAACCAGTTACAGCAGCAATCTGATCAGTAACATAGTCCTCAACAGCCTTGCTGGAAACAGGCTTAGAAGTATCGCCAGAAACGATAGCAGCCTGAACGGGCTGGATAACAGTGGTCCAAGCGGAACCATTCCAGATCTTACCCTCAAGAGTGGTAGCGTTTACATAGAGCTTACCTACAGCCTTTGTAGTAGGCTCAGAGGTATAGAGAACAACAGACTCAGTGAAGTTCTGAGTGCCACGATAAATCTCGCCAGTATCAGAGAGGAAGAAAATCTTCTCAGAAGTCTTGGCAGATTCTGCAGCAGCATCATAAGTAGCACGAGTCACAATGTGCCAACTAAGCATAATAGTTTGCCTCCTTCAAATATATTTGATAGATTAAAAGAATTTGCAAATCTTTCTCAAGATTTATTTATATGTTGAAAATTTGGGGGAGGGGTTGCCCCCTCCCCCGTTTAGCAATTATTAGGTTATATTACATACCCTCAACCCAGGTAAGAGCCTGGAGAAGAGCAGCCTCGGAAATAACCTTAGCCCCAGATGCAGCCTCAGTAGAATCTGCAAGATCGTCTACAGAAGCGACAACGTCAGCCTTAGCAACAGCATTCTCGTCTGTGTATTCGTTTGCAGCTTCGGTTGCACCAGTAGCAGCATTGGAAATCTCGGTAGCAAGACCAGTAACTTTAGTATGATCAACAGCAACTACAGAGATCTTGCCCTCTGCGTCAGCAGCAATACTGGAAGCATCGGGCTTAACACCACCAATAGTGGAAACGTTTGCGACAGGAAGCTCATATGTCTTAACGTCAGTACCATCTACAGAGATGTGACCATTAGTCTCACCTGCAACAACGGACTGTACAGCTGTATCAGCCTTTGCACCCTGTGCAGCAGTAGCAAACTCTTCAGCATTCTTAGTCGAAGCAGTTCCGAGACCATCAATAACAGTCTCAGCCTCGGTAAGACGAGCATCGAGATCAGACTCTGCCTGTTCAGCTCTAGCCTTTTCAGCAGCAACAGCCTCAGCAATGTAAGCTACTACAGTAGTAGCAGTTACACCCTCAGGAAGAGTGCCAAGAAGAGCCTCAAGAGAATCGATATCAGCAGCATTCTGCTTAATAGCATTATCCATCTCTACGATCTCAGTATTGTGTTCATTAGCCCACTCTACGAGTTCAGTAAGAGAATCGATAGTTTCCTGAGATCCATCGCCTACAAGAGCAGCGAGAACCTTATTTACAGTATGAAGAACAGAACCCTCAGTTTCAGCATTGCTGTTAAGAAGATCGATAGAAGTCTTATTAGCAGTAATTCTCTCAGAGAGAGCGTTATCTGCTTCAATACGAGCCTCTTCTTCGTCAGCAACTGCCTGAGCAGCCTCCGCCTTATTTTCTGTAACAGCAGTATTGAGGTTATCGACACTAGTCTGTACACCAGAAACGATGGAGGTAAGTCCCTCAACAGTAGTAGAAGAAGGCTCATACCAAGCAAGCTCGTAGCCAGTGCCAGAAGCAGCAGCTACAACCTTGGGCTCAAGGCCAATCTTCCAACCCTGAGTAAGTACGTGCTTTGCTTCAGTATTAATAGCAAAGTCTGCACCCATAGAAGTCCAGTTCTCGCCATCGTACTTGTAATATACTTCGCCTACAAGAGCATACTCACCGGCATTAGCTGCAGGAAGCTCTTCAGCGGAAGCATAAGTACCATCGATAACGACATCGGCAGGGATATACGCATAATATTCCTTACCGAAAGACTTGAGGCTGAGAACACCATCTTCACCGAGAGTGATAGTTTTCTCATCGCCAAGAGTAGCAGATCCAACTTCCTTGAGAGTGCCGTCTACCTGAATGAGGTAAGTCGTAACAACGTCATTCTCAACTACATAGATCTGCTGACCGTAGAAGTATACGGATTCAGTAGAGCCAGCGGGCTTAGCCTTAGAAGCAGCAACTACCGCCTCATCGTAAGATCCAAAATAAGATCTAGCATCAAGCGGGAATGCGCCATCAGGCTTAAGAGCCACAGCATAGCTCAGAATATTCTTAATCATTTCGTAGCTATACATTATTCATTACCTCCTTCTTACAGAGTTACCTTGTAAGTATTGGCAACGTCAACAGCCTCAGCGAAGTCCTTATAGAATACCTTATAAGAAACTGCATCATAACCATTAGCGCCCTCTACGTCAAGGGTGATCATATTAAATGCGGAGTTAATCTGTGCATCGGAAGCATTAGCGTCCTTAACAGATGTAAGCGTAGTAAGGGAAGTAGCAGAAGCAGGGTATGCAACATATGCTCTCATGCATCCAACAGGAATAGCGAGATCAAAAGCTGTGCCTGCAGCAACAGCCTTACCGGTCTTACCAGCAAGTGCACGGATAATAGCAGAAGTAGGATCAGTCTTAGTAGTTACAGTACCATAGAAGCAGTTACGGTAACCAGTAATAGCGCCAGTAGTAGCAGACTTGTTACCAGCAGCGATAGGATCCTTAGAAGAAAGGTTCTTAAAGTTAGTAGCAGGCTTATATGCGGATGCATTATAGTCAGCCTTTGCAGTAACCTTATAGTTGATACCATCAGTTACCTCGATAGTACCAAAGTCTGCCGTGTTAGATCCTGTCTTTTCAGTACCGTTAGTATCGGTAAACGTCCAAGCAGAAGCTGCAACACCAGCAGAAGTAGAAGTTTCATAATCGCCATCGGCATTGATTCTACCATAAGAATAAGTACCAGCGCTAAGCTGTGCGGTTACAGCTACAGCAACCTCGGTACCAACCTCGTAAGACTTAAACTCACTAGTAGTGCCAGAAGTGAACGAAACAGCAGGCTGAGTAACCGTAGGCTGCTCTTCTTTAGCCGTAAGCTTCTGGAGAGCGGTTGCAACATCGGTACCAGCAGTTGCGATAGTAGCCTGGCCGCCAGTAAGAGTCTGATGTACACCGATCTTGCTAGTAGTAATCCAGTCAGCAGGAAGGATAATCTTGCTAGCATCATAGTCGGAGTCAAATGCGACCCAATTTTCACCATCATACTGATGAACGGTTTTCTGCACCTTACCGGTCTCGCCGATAGGAGTGCTTACAATAACGATATCTCCCTTAACAGGAGTTACGCCAGTAACAGCCTCGTTAATAGAAGCACCTTCATAAACGTGGTTGTTAGGAATGATATCATCAAAGGTCTTGTTGGAGTCTACTGCATTACCGTTCTCGTCAAATACAGCGATATTGCCGGGAACAGCGTCAGTATCCTTATCCATCTTACCAGAGATATCGGTAGCAGCAACATAAAGACCATTCTCATCTGCGGTAATAATATTACCCTCAGCAGTAGAGATCTTGATAGAACCCTTAACCGTGTTATTTTCAACAGTCAGTGTAAGAGCCTTACCGTCGCCTTCAGCTGTATAGGTATCGACAAGGTCGCCAACAGGAATGGCAACAAAGTCGGTCTTTTCAGCATCAAAGTAAAGAACAATCTGCTTGTTCTCATCATCATACTCACCGGCAGTTACGAAGCGCTCGAGATCGATGCTGATCGCCTGACCGATAGCAGTGCCTTTAGCATCAACGAGCTGAAGCTTACCATCAGCTGCAGTATACTGAAGGCTTACGCCAAGACCTTCGAATACGATATTCTCGGTACTAGCATCACCCTTAGTAACAGCGAGGATATGCTCAGCGCTATCCCAGCTAAGAGACTGGATAGTATCCTTAGAAGCTGCAACCTTTGCAAGTTCTGCAGCAACATAAGCGATTACTGCCTTGCTAGATACGGGATCCGATCCGTCGGCAGTAACTTCATCGACAACAGGTCTAACAACAGTAGTCCACTTGGAACCATCGTAAACCTTACCCTCAAGGGTAGTCGAATTCACATAGAGACGATTTACAGCGCCTTCTGCGGGGAACTCAGTAACAAGTACGAGACCCTCAGTATAAGGAACGCTGCCACGATAAATTTCATGAGTGTCCGTCAGAAAATACAGATCGGTAGCCACAGGGGTACCAGCCTTAAATTCAGCTGACGTGACAATATGCCATCTCATAAGCATAACGAAGTTTCCTCCTTTAATAAAAGATTTTAAGCATTTAAGCTAGCTTAAAGGCACTCTTTAATTGGAGATTAAATAATACCTTTACTTAAATAGTTCGCCTCCAAAGCCAGCCTTGGGTCAAAAAATAACCCGGATAATCTTATGACCATCCTGGTTTAATTTATTACATTCCTTCAGTCCACATGAGAGATTCTTTGATGGCATCTACATCTTGTTTGATAAGAACAGTATCGCCATTCTTAGCAAACCAATCTTCGATAGTACCTTCGAATCCATTTTCTACAGCAATTTCATAAGCGCTCTTACCATCCTTACCCTGGAGGGAAGCAATCCACTCAATCTCTGTACCTTCGAATCCATGTTTAACTGCAATTTCATAAGCACTCTTACCATCCTCACCGATAATAGAATCGAGCCATTCTTCAACAGTTCCCTCGAAACCATTTTCTACAGCAAGCTCATAAGCGCTCTTACCATCGGCACCCTTAACGATAGAATTGATCCATTCCTCTTCAGTACCTTCAAATCCATAGCGAACTGCAATATCATATGCGCTTTCACCATCTTCTCCCTGAAGCGTATTAAACCATTCTTCTTCAGTACCGATAAAACCTCTATCTACAGCTACTTCATAAGCGCTCTTTCCATCCCTACCCTGAAGAGATTCGAGCCATTCAATTTCGCTATATGCATAGCCATTCTTAACGGCAAGTTCATAAGCGCTCATTCCAGCAGGACCATGAAGAGAAGCAAGCCACTCCTCTTCAGTACCTCTGAAGCCATTGTTCTTAGCAATCTCATAAGCGCTATAACCACGCTGTCCCTGACACTGCTGTACCCACTCTTCACGAGTACCTGTATATCCACATTCGACAGCGATTTGATAGTTATCCTTACCAGGATAACCTCTCATGGATTCAAGCCAATCTTCGACAGTACCTACAAAACCATGCTTAAGAGCAATCTGATAAGCATCGTTGGGAGTAATGTCTTTGATAAACTGAATCTGGTGGAAATAAATTCTTTCTTTTCTGTTTGAGTTATCCTCAGACCAGTCGAACAGAAGATAGCTATTTTGAGGCATAGCATTATTCTGAACGATGTTTATAATACGGCCAGTATGGTTGATACTTCTGCCGCTATGAATATAATAGATACTATAAAGGCCATCATCGGTAACAACGATGTTCTCCATAGCTCCATGACCAAGAGTCATAGTAACTCTATATGTTTTCTTATCTACAACCGTTGCTGAAATAATAGGCATAGGTGTTGACCTCCTTAAGTATTGAAATATTTAAGAACTTTATTAAATTGTTAGACAGAAAGCCCTGCTCTGGGGGGCAAAGGAGAGACGACAAGGTAATCGTCTCTCCGTATTTTTACTTCAGAAGTTCGTTTACGATTCCCTGAATTTTGGTAGCTTCAGCATCGGTAAAACCAGCTGCTTTAAGGTTTGCGCGTCTTGCAGCTCCGTTTCCATACTTGCCTTTAATAACATCTCTAGCTGCAGCTTCATAATTCTTTACAGGAGCGGTTTCTACAGCTTCGATAGACTTAATATCCTTAGCATCTACCCATCCATATACATTAGATCCACCGCCAGATACAGCGATCAAATGATAAGGATGTTTGTAGTTAGAGTAAGGTCCTGCTGTTATAGTAGCCTTACCTGGCTTGCAAGAAGGACCAGATGCAGCATTAGCATAAGAATAATGCTTATTACCAGTAAACATTACAACATCACCCTTCTTAAAAGTAGTATTGTTAGAAGGAGTAGTAGTTGTAGTAGTATTGGTAGTGGGCTTTGTCTCTGTCTGAGTTGTATTAGTGGTAGATTTTTCTTCTTCGATAGCAACCACATCTGCAGCATCTACCCATCCATATACATTAGATCCACCGCCAGATACAGCGATCAAATGATAAGGATGTTTGTAGTTAGCATTAGGAGTAGCGCTAACCTTTGCCTTACCGGGCTTGCAAGAAGGTCCGGAAGTTGCATTGGCATTGCTATAGTGCTTATTACCAGTAAACATTACAACATCACCCTTCTTAAATCTAAGAGTTGTCGTATTAGTTGTAGGAGTCGTTGTAGTAGTTGTATTGGTAGTAGGCTTTGTAGTTGTAGATTCATTCTTAGTACCATTAAGAGCATCAAGATAACCCTTAACTGTATTCTTAAACTTCATCCAGTTATTGTATGCCGTAGTAGCATTATAGCTGTTGAAAATATAAGAAGGACACCACTTCTTACCAGAGATAAGGTTGGTGCACTGCCTGTCTACATCTGCAAAAGATTTTCCAGCAGCCTTGTTAACCCAATAAGTATGTGTAACAAGCTTATCGATTCCAAGACCATGTTTCCACAGCATCCATGCTGCCATTCTAGCGCCATTATCGTAGGCTTTAGCATCTGCAACAGAATCCTGTCTCATAATAATTTCGAAGCTGATAGAGGTCATATTACCACCATCAGAAATAGAACCATCGCCAGAATGCCAGCTAACTTCAGCAGAGCCTTCAGGGTCTGCAGGAGTCAAGCCAGTACCAGCCTTAAGATTTTGCCAAGCACCGGTATCATCGACATAGAAGTGTACACGGGAGCTATTCATATTCTCATTATAAGTAGCGCGTGTGTATTGCTCAGCATCATCATGCACATTAGCAAGGTCGTTAGTATTATGAATAGTAACCGACTTTGCTTTACCAGTTCCACCGGAGAGCTTTGCATTCTTCTTATATAAGTCGTTTGCAGAGAACCCGGCAGCTACAGCTTTGGAAGCACTTTTCCATCGTGTTCCATCAGGAATAATTTTTTCGCTTACTTTTACACCATTCATGGTGTATGTAGCATTAGGAGTTAGAAGAGCCATTATATCATCTCCGTTTCTTTAGTTTATAGCTCATCGTTAGCTAAAAGTTAGCATTTTTATGTAGCTATTATTTATAAGTTCAAAAGTAGAAAAGCATATCCAAGTACCCTTAATTGGGTACTTGGATAATAGTTTTATTCTCTAGCAAGTTCAGACATAGCAGCAAAGATATAATCTGTACCATGACTATTCATCATTTTAGTTAGATTAGAGTTGCTACCACTTTCTTGTACTAAGCGATCGAGCATAGCCTTGGTCTGTTCTTTACTAGCTGCTTGGGCAGCTGCTTGAACCTCGGCTTTATCGATCTGCAGATCAAACTGCTTAGCAAGTAATTCAAGAATCTTACCAAGAATTGCGGTATTACTACCAATTTCAAGAAGGATAGATACGATAGTCTGAAGGAATGTTGCATAATCAACACCATCTCTACCGGCTCCACCAACCAAATTACGTCCATATGCTTGTTGCGCCACATAGTTACGAGGTCTATTAAGAGCTGCAGTAGCAGATCCTGTAGATGCTCCACTAGTAGCATTAGCGTATTGATCGTATACACTCTTAGAATATGCACGTCTAGCATCATAGTTAAGTACAGCAGGTCTTTCAAAGTCTGTAAGAACTTGGTCGGACGCTGTATCAATACTAGTCGTATTCTTGAGAGTCTTATAAAGTCCGCTATAACCTTGAAGCTCCTTATCAAGATAAGCAAGCTGTCCAGCAAGGTCAGCAATAGACAAGCCTTGGCCAACAGTAGTATCATACAATCCAGATTTACGAGTATGGTATGTCCACTGTGCAAGACCATAACCAGCAGCATCTCTAGAGAATGCATCCTTACCATAAGATTTATCATTAACCTTAGATGTGTAAGTCGTATCATCTCCATATTTGCCTTCATACTGATTTTCTACATTATTAGGTCTGAAACCAGACTCTGCATAAAGGTTACCCATAAGACCAGCAGCACCAGCCTTAGAATATCCTTTATCTCTAAGGAAATTCCAGATCTTCTGAGCATTGTCATTACCAGAAAGATTAACTCCAGCAACAGATGCTGCAGAAGTAGATCCTGTAGTAGGTGTTGTCGATGTAGAAGTTGTCGATGCTTCACCATCTCCAAACATTACATCATATGCGCTACCAAACATCGCTTTGAGAACATTTGTACCAAGATTGCCAAGTGCAGTCATGAGATTAGTGGTAGTATTTTCATTCTCAGTTGCATCTGTCGTAGTATCAACTGTGGTATTTGCAGTAGTATCAGCTATAGCTGTTGATCCACCATTATCGGCTGTTGCTACAGTTGTACCAACAACATGGCGTCCTCCTATAAGTCTACCGCGTCCACGTTTAGCCTTAGTGGGTTTAATCATAGAGGTGCTTGTAATAATCGAATGCTGCATCGAATTAAGAACTTTATCTTTATTATAGATTACAGAACTTTCTTCAAAGCTAGGATCTTCGACTATAAACTTTCCTCCACGCATACCCTTAATTGTAATAAAGTGAGGATTGCGTCCAAATGGAGTACCAGGTCCATCGCTAGCATCCTGACCAAGCATGATAACCTGGTTGCCTCTTCTAAGAGCAGATACAACAGCATCTTTGCTCTTTGTTTCGACAGTATTGATACCATGTCCGGCAAGGAATTTATTGAAGTACTTAGCATCTGTACCACCCTTTGCAGTAAAATTATTAACTTCTGCAAATTTAGCAGCTTCCATAACACTCATAGAACCGGGTTTTACGCTATTGATAAGGTTTGTAGCCAATACAGGAGCACATCCAGAATCTTTAATAGTGCCTCCAGCATATCTCATATTAGAGATCATACTATCGCCCTGATATGCATGCAATCCGGATCCACCTATATTTCTACCCTTACCAAAGAGCCCACCAAACCAATCTTTTGCTTTGCTAAGGCCATCCTTTACAGAGCTTCCTACATTAGCAAGAGCATCCTTTGCTTTGTCAATAGTATCTTTTGCAACATCTTTAGCTTTATCTGCAAGATCTTTAGCTGCAGATATGACACCTTCTTCTTTAACCTTATTGATTGTAGATTTGATGCCGTCTTTAACTTTAGATGCTGCATTCTTAGCCTTATCGAAGGCGCCACTTACAAGCTCTTTACCTTTATTAAGAGCATCTTTAGCACCATCAACAATATTACCGCCTACTTCTTTAGCCTTATTCCAACCCTTCTTAGCCACATCAGCAATACCCTTGCCTGCTTTTGTAGCTGCATCTTTAGTCCAGTTCCAAGCTTTCTTCGTACCCTTTTTCATCTTATTCCAAAGGCTATCCTTCTTATTAAAATCTTCAAGGTTCGAGTAAGTTTCTTCTGGATGGGCTTTATTCCATTCATCAAGTACATTATCTGCATTTTCTCTAGCAGCCTTAAGTTCCTTAGCATCAAGACCAAATATCGGGAAAAGTATATCTACTATAAGGTCTACAATAAGCTCATTAGGAACAAGTCCAAGCGTAAGGTTAGCAGTAATAAGATTTAATAAACCGCACAAACACTTCTGGCCAAAGTTTACTTTATAAGTATCTCCCTTAGCAACACCAAGTATTGTATAGGCATTATTATAACCACTAATGAAGTCTGCTACATAAAGAGCTATATTAAGATAAGGAATATACTTACCAACAGCAGATGCTATTTTAGTAAGTGCTCCTTTAGCAGCCTTAGCTATAGCCGTCTTACCAAGCTTCTCACCAATTTCTTTAATAGCTTTAATAATTACATTGTCAGAAACTCCAGCCTTTGCAGCTTTCTTAAAGAAGCCTAAAATTTTACTGTTGGTAGCAATTTCGTCAAAGAATGATGTGATCTTTTTACAAATATTATCGATCAAACCTTTTCCCGCAGATGCAGCTTTTGCACCTACATCTTTAACTGTATCTACCGCTTTAGTTACTGTTTTAGCAGCTTTAGTACTTGTAACGGCTTCTTTTGCTGTATTTACAGCTCCTGTTACAGCTTTACCTGCATTGGAGTTTTTGACCGCTCCTGTAACCTTATCAAGAGCTCCCATAACTTTAGACTTAGCTGTAGATCTAAGGGTAGGCGCTTTGGTTACAGTATCGGTAAGCTTGACTCCCTTTTCAAGAACATCGTCAAGCATTTCAGAGGTAACCTTTTTACCAGTCTTCTTGGATGCCAAATCAAGTGCATCATCGATACCTTGAGTTCCATTCCACTTAATCTGCTTTTGTATCTTCTTAGAAAGTTTATCAGCTTTCTTACCCTTCTTACCAGTTGCTGCAGCAACAGCATCGGCAAATTCTTTTGTTTCATTCTTTCTATTAAAGAGCGAACCAATCTTAGTTTTACCGAATTTGTCTTTAACACCATCGATAAACGTAGCTACTTTGCCCTTCTTAGCACCTGTTTCGGCAGCATTCTTAATAGCATCTTCAAGATTAATAGCCTTAGCGAGAGCTTCATCGCTAGTACCATATTGCTTAAAGACCTCTTGAACGCCTTCTACTCCATTCTTAGTAATCTTTTCTGAAATTTCTCCATAAAGACCTAAAGCTTCTTTACCCTTAAGACCACTATCTTTAACGAGCTGAGAAGCCAAATCATCAGCCTGGCCTTTATTGAATAGCTTACCGAAAATATTTGCTCCAGCAGAATGACCAGCGCCAAATAGTTTACCAGCTCCTTTTGCGGTAGCCTTAGCTCCGGTTGTACCAGCCTTAACCCAGCCTTTACCGACGCCTTTAGCGGAAACGTTTCCGAGTTTGCTAAGGAAAGATTTACCTCTTCCGAGTAATCCATGAAGGAAACTTCTTCCTGTAGCTTTTGCTGTTTTGCTAGCTAATGAGTCACTTGTATTATTCGTATAATAATGATCAAGACCAATATTTCCGTTTTCATCATAATAAATATCATTAGTTAGCTTTTTACCAAATAATAATTCGCTAATCTTAGATTGTTTCTTGAAAAGAACCTCTTCTCCTGTTTTATTAAGATGATTTCCTTCAGCATCATATGTCTGATCTGCAGCAACATTATTGCTATCCAAACTACTTGAGTTAAAATCCCACGATGCATTACCAGAACCAGAGGTAGATTCTACCGTTGTACCTAAAGCTTTCTTTACATCTGCACTTACATGAGAACTTGTTTTGCTATTTACAGAACTAAGATCTCTAGCAATTTTGGATGTATCCGCTACCATTTCTCCAGAAGCTTCATCTCGCTTAATCTCTTTATTAAATACGGCTTTTGCAAGACCAGATACAAGTGCTTTAACTGTAGAAACAAGAAGCTGTGGAAGGTTCTTAAGAATAGCTACAGTAAGCGGAGCTACAATGTTTTCCATCGCGTAACCCCACCCAACAACAAGCTTATCGATGACTTTAGGGATAGCTACATTTGCCATCCAGCCACCAATCCCCCCATTAGCTTTTACGTCTAAGACAAGATTATTAATAGCCTGTCCTATTTTGGTATTTGTAATAAATCTACCCCAAATACCATCTGTAGGATCATTTGGATCTCCTAAAAATGCTTCCTTGAGTCCGGGAAGTATCTTATCTTTAAACCAATCTGAAGCATATCCGAATAAAGAAGCACCGCCAAGAGCAGCAGCACCAAGACCTATTTTGCCAAGAATACCGCTACCTCCGGTAAACCAACTAAAGATAGTACCAATACCAGTACCAATCTTACTAAGAATACCATTTCCTTGTTTATCCTTCTTCTGTTTCTTTTCTTCACCAAAGAATTTGTCATGAAGCTTTCTCAACCAACCAGCACTTTCGCGTTCAGCCTGATTAGCTGTTTTATCATCATTAGCTTCTTCTTCTGCTTTCTTTCTAGCATCGACAGCTTCCTTAGAGTCTTCGTGGATATCACCCTCTGCATTGAGATCGATAAATCCAGAATACTTTTTAGTATGCTTTCTACCTCTGCCTATAATAATCTCGCCAGGGGAGATCATAGTAAGACCATGCTTTCTTACATAAGTAGAACCATATGCATTGGTATCAACACCATCTTCAGCCTCATCAGGATTTACACCATAAGATCTAGTAACCTCATCCTGTATAGCCTTAGCCTCATCTGCGCTTACAGAACCATCTTTAAGTTTCTTACCAATACCTCTAGCTACTTTGAGCTTCTTAAGGAAGAGAGTTCTTCTAAAGTTGCCTTTACCATCACCCTCACCAGCATCGCTATCTTTTAAAGATTCATTAAATCCAGGATCAGACAGTTTTTCAAGAGCTTTTGCTTGTCTCTCGAGCAATTCGATCATTACTGCTGTCTTCTTCTCATAGATGTCCTTAAGTTCTATAGTAGCCTTATCAGCATCCTGAGCTATCTCCTCAGCAGCTTTATCTTCACCCTTACCTGCAGCTCCAGCCTTCTTCTTAGCTTCGAGCTCGATATTGGCCATTCTTTCTATTTGACGTCTATCTTTACGTCCATTAATCTTGCGACCAAGAATCTTCTCCAAAACAGCATCTGTAGCCTTAGATCCAGATTTTGCTTTCTCATAAATATCTGCTGCAGTACGAGCTTCATCTATTTTTCTAGATACTGCTTCGATAAGTTTCTTCTTTTCTTCAGGAGTGAGTCCTTCGAGTTTATTAATCTCTTCGGCTGCCATAGTGGCATCGCCCTCATTCTCGAGCCTCTTAACAAGAGCTTTAACCTTGCTATAATTTACTCTAGAATAACGGGTTTTACCATCTACTTTCTCATTAAAGAATTTAGAAAATTCCTTACCTACAGCATCTCTTGTTTCGCCCTTCTTACGTTGAAGAGATTCCATAGACTCAAGACCAGCTCTAGAATTATCGCGAAGAGCTTTTAATTGATCCTCACTCATATTTGCAAGAAGCTGATCTTCTTCAAGCGTTTTATCGCCAGCCCATTTCATTCTCTTTCCATGTTGCTCCCTCCAAGCAAGACGCTCAGAAGCTGTCATGTCGCCAGCTTGACCCTTTGCGATCTGCTTTGCTCTCATATTATTTCCAAAGAAACCTAATAATTTAGCAGGAGCTGCAAGGGCGCCTTTAAACAACGTATAAGGGAGCTTCAGTAGTTTAAAGAAAGTATTTGTAAGAGGTTTAAACAACTTTTCCTGAAGAAAATCATGAATAGGAATACCAAGATGCTTCTCAAACATATCGTTTAAAGAGTCTTTAATCTTGTCTCCTATATTTGTAATCGTATTTTTAATACCCTGCTTAAAAGGAACCCAGAAATCTTTAAGAGGTTTAATGACATGCTCTCTAGCGAAGTCCTTAAAATCTACCAAAAACTCTGTAATCTTTTCTTTAGCGGGATCTATAATACCTCGATTAAGCGCTCCGAGTAATCCTCCAGAGCGTTTGCCGTCTTCATCGGCCTCGCCGAATAAAAAGTCATGGAACTTTGATGTTGTGGTAAGCATACCAACACCAGCTCCAAGTACTGCATTACCGATAAGACCAAAGGGTCCTGCAAAAATACCAGCAATAGCTCCGATTCCAGCCGCAGGAGCAGCCTTCTTCATGAAATTCTGAACTTTTTCCTTGGTTTGTTTACTGATAAAGCCACCCTCACCAGTTTCTTCATCCCCAAAGATAAGTTTCTTAAAGCCATCGCTATTCTTAAGCATACCGATACCAGCACCAACTGCAGCACCGGCTAGAGGTCCAAAAGGAGTAATCAATCCAAGTATACCACCAGCAAGACCAAAGTCGCCCATATCAGGTAGTGCTTTCTTAAAGAAGTCTGTAAACTTCTTAGGAAGAAGTCCACCCTCTCTTTCACCATTAGCGCCTTCTTTGCCGAAGACCATAGTTTTGAGAGTTTCACTATTTGAAAGAATAGAAAGTCCAGCACCAGCGGCCGCACCCAGTAACGGGTTAATTCCGAGCAGCAACCCAGCTCCAGCACCCATAATACCACTTGCAGTATTCTTGGCACCACTTCCTATATTTTCACTATAGATCTTATGAAGATCTTTCTTCATCTGATCTGTGTCTACAGTGCCTTTGGCATTAAGGCCTATAGCATTCATAATACGACTTCTATCTCTCTTTTCAGCAGCAAGCATCTTAGCCTGTTCTCTCTTATCGAAAGATGCAGGAATAATAATCTCACCAGGAGAGATCATAGTAAGTCCGCGTTTAGTTACTATACGGCCATAAGCACTAGTAGAAACATTGTTAGCAATATCGATAGCTTCATCTGTAGTAGCGACTCCGCCATTTTTCAAATTGTTAACTACTGCTCCCATTTTTTCCATAGCAGGATTAAAGAGTTTTCCGGTAGTACGTTTAACACTACCCTTAGCCCAACCCCAAGCCTGCTTGGCCATATTCTTTACTTCATCAGTGACTGGTTTAAACTTTTCTTTAAGTTTGTCAAAGAAAGGTTTAAGTTTCTCTTTAATGCCATTAAAGAGTTTCTTCAGTTCCTCTTGAAGTTTCTTAAAGGTTTCTTTAACCTTATGAACCATGAATGGGAATACTCCGGTAATTTTATTACCGTCTTCATCCACGATTTCTTTCTTTCCAAACATCATCTGGAACATGCCTTCATCAGCTTTATTGATCATCTTAGTCATGTATTCCATAGGTTTGGAAAGAAGTTTCTCAGCTCCACCAAAAGCTTTCGAGAAGAATTTACCTAAAGCAGAATCGCCAAATTTCTTAGAGATCCAATCTCCAAGTCCAAGCTTCTTATTCTTTTTAGCTTCCTCTTCTCTTCTTTTAGCTTCTTCGCTTAAGAATTGATTATATGATTCCTCATCCTCGTCGGTCCACCCATCTGGGTCGTCTGAGCCATCTCCTTCATCGGAAGAAGAACTAGAACTACTGGAAGAAGATGTATGAGACGATCTAGCATTACTTCTTGCACTAGTTCTACTCTGCTTCTTCTCTTTCTTAGTCCTTTTATAATTTCCGATTTTATCGAGAATTTCATTTAGATACCAGAACACCGTTCTGCTATGCATATCTGCACTAGCTCCAAGTAATCCAGAAGCCTTGCCCAAGAATTTAGACGGATCGTGACGTTTACCATCTCCAGCACCTGTCATATCATAGGCGCCATTAAATAGATGACGGCCAGTTCCTCCGCTTTCTTCTTCCTCCCTGATTCTACGAGCATAGTCATTTCTACCTCTCATATTACCAGCGGCGAAGCCTCTTTGTGTATTCTTGGATTGGGTTTTATACCATGTATTGAAGTCTTTCTCACTCTTGAAGCCATAATACTCCCAAGCAGGCATAACGTCTCCAAATTCATCTTTGAATCCCTGAGGTCTAAAATCTCCGCCTTCTTCAAATAACTTCTTATAGAGATTATTGGCTTGCTTACGAATACTATCAGCACGTTTCTTACCTTTAGCCCCTTGAGCTTTTTCCAATTTAGCTAACTCAGCTTCCATTTCCATAATAGATTCGTAGTTAGCACTTCTGATAGCACTAGACTTCTTATAATCGAATTCTTTCTCAATCTGTCTTGCAGACTTCCAAGAACCGGATTTAAAGTCATAGTGGCGTTCACCAGCACCTGTCAATGCAGCTTCAATACGAGCCAGATATCCAGGGATAGTTTCGATAATAGATTGACGGGTAATACCATCAAATGGTACAGCATCCTTCTTATAATTCGACGTATCTATACTTTCTTTTGTAGAAAGCTCAATACCAAAAAGTTTACCAAGAATAGACATAAGGGATCCATCTTCCTTCTTGGCAGCAGTATTCATACGAGATACAAACTGCGAGAACATTGAAGTCAAGCCCTTATCAAATGACGCTAAAGCTTTCTTAAAATCTTTAGACATCATCCTATCCATCATAGGCTCAAGAATCATTTTAAATGGAGCTGCAGCATAGAGCATATACGGGTTACCACCACCCATATCCATCTTAAGCATAGACAATCCAAGACTATCAGCAATAGCTCCAGCATTAGATTTAATATTCTTAAGATAGCCAGAGAGGTTCATAGATCCATCGTAACTCATAGCCTCATCAAGCTTCTCAGTTCTAGAACTTGAACTAGATTTATACATATTACGCTGCATCTCAAGCATTTCTTTAAGCATAGCTCTAGTCTCATCCATAGTTCTAAGACTCTCTTCATAATAGCGCTTAGAGTTTTCTAAATGAGCCTTCATAGGGCCATTCAGGAAAGCATTTGTCATAGCAATACCAGAATACACAGTTCCAATAGAGGAACTAAGCATTGCAGTACTTTTATCCATATGCGCCATCATGAGTTTAGTAGAAGCTTTGGTCGATTGAATTATCATACCCGTACCTTTGGCTACCATAGTATTCTGCGAAGTTGCAGCGGCCCCGATAGCTGTACTAAAGCTATCGGATAGCATAGAAGCAGATGACATAGACGAATCTGAATCATCGTTATCAGAAAACGATACATCCATATCATCACCAAAGTCATCCATTCCAAGAGCACTCTCTCCAATTTCTGCAGTTCTGTCATTATAGAATTTACCAGTTTTGGCATCTTCTATCATATTCTTTACACCATACTCAATAGCTTGGTATAAATTAGATTGTTTGATACTTCTTTCAGCTGTACGTACAGTCTGTCTATAGTTCTTGACAGACGAGTATACATCTTTGAAGATATCTTCATTCGTATCTAAAAAGTCTTTAATACCAGGAGTATTATCTTTAACGCCTTCGATAGTTGCAAATGCAACAGATTTTCCGACATTCTTGATATACTCTGTTACTTTTGGTAATTTACGAGTGGTTGCCATGATATCAACCAACCTCCTTTCCAGAAGTTTTATCATAATGTTCAGCCTGTGAAAATGATAGCGATAGAGGCAATAAACCTCTATCGCTATCTATATTAAAACCCTTCGCCGTCGGAGCTAGAAGAATCAATAACAGTAGTATCTACCTCTGCAGAAGTACCATTATATCTAGAATATTTCTTATAAAGCTGGTTACAACCGGTTGCAGCAAAGCCGGAAAGACCACCCATAGCAATAGCTTCAAGAACATTGCTACAAGCCATAACATTCGGCCAGATACAGAAGATTGTTACGCCAGTTATAATTCCTACAATACAACAAACAAGAGGAATATGTCTACGACTCTTATCTGTTTTAAGAACTGTTTTCTTAAGAATTTCTACGACTACGTAAATAAGAATTACTAGTCCAGGAATTACATTATCAAAATTCATAATAAACACCACCTTATATAATTTAATATAATGTTGAAATAGAATATCCGAGTATGTAGAAACCATACTCGGATATTATTAATGGATTATTCCATATCCTCTAAAGGCTGATAATCAATTCCCATAATCTCTTTAACCTTACGATCCAACTCAATCATACATTTGTTAATAGCTCCAGATGTCCATACGGAAGTAACCATGCGGGCATTGAAAGATCTAGCTGCAAATAATGCATGAATCTTTTCATTAGGTCTAAATTCTGAGAATGGGGTAAGATCATTAGTAAAAATATTTTTAACTACACCTTTATTGGCACTTTGGGCTACAACTTTGTCTCCGACAGAAAGTTTATCATTATATTTGATATAGAAGACTATCTTGATACCATCGGGATTATTCTTCATAATACCAGTAGGTTGCATCCTAAAGTCAGGTTCAAGCAGATTAGCTCCGGGTGCGTTATATTTCTCATACATCTTACGTCTAGCCTTAATAGACTTTTCATAATCTGTAACGATCTTTTTCAAGCTATCTGAAAGTTCTTCGATCTCGCAAGTTCTATAGATCTTGATATCTTGAATAACTCCAGTATACTTACTCTTAAGCTTAATACGACCAAGATCCGATACATATTCAGGATCTGTAATGTTCTTGAGTAGCAAGTTAGCATCTTTTTCATCAAAAGAATTCTGGAAGATGATTAAAGGATCTCCCTCCTGTACCTCTTGACCAACTTTTACCATACTATAGACATTTGTGTTCTTAGAAAGATCTTTATCCTTCTCAACAACTACGTCTGTAGCCATAGCATCAGAAAGCCATTCTGAAATAGAAGTAGAGTCTTCAAATCCCTCATCTGTATTAAGGATAGCAACTTTAGCAAGAACTCCAAGATTATATGCCAGATTATCGTCTTCTCCATTCTTATTCGAATAAGAAGTTTCGTCCCAAGCAATAATATCTCCCTTCTTGAATTTGCTTCCTTGTTTAAGTTTTGTGCTAAGCTGAAGTGTAATAAAGAATCCTCCATCGGAGTTCTTCTTAACTTCTTCTCTTAGATTAATATATTCATTGATAAAGGTTCCGCCTTCAGTATTCTCGACAGGTTTCTTATACTGTACTATCATATATTCTCCGGGAACCAGTTCAATTACTTCTCCATCTTCCTTAGCCTTATAAGAGAAAGTATCAGAAGATAGATAAGGCATAGCCTCATCTGCACCATTAGTGATAAGAAGAGGCATAGATTTAGCTGTACGCATAGAATGCTTGGATGTCTGAATAAATGTCATAGCAGAGCGGAAGGGGTCATCACGAGTTGTGCCAAATGGTGTGATAGCCTCACTCATACTAAATGATTTAGTTACAGACATATCATCCGGTTTATTATTAGTCTTAATATAACCTCTAGCTCCGTCTACATCCATATCGATTGTAGTCTGTCTATTGATACCTACGTTCGCAGCAAAACCTGTAGAAAGAGCAAGTTTATTGATCATAGAATCGTCATATGTACGTTTATCGAGACCGTAAGATCTATCAGAGTTCATACCAGACAATCCTTTAAACGATACAGAGTTAGCGGCTTCGATCTCGAGAAGTGGATTGAGAATAGAAAGATCAGAAGACATAGGATCTTGCATAATACCATCGATAACAGCACTACGCTTCATAGAAATACCAACTTTTCTTCCACGCTTAACCTGAACTTTATAATCCGTATATGCTTTAGCAATAGCTTTATAGAAATAACCGGCAACAATTTCATTTGTACGATAACGGTTACCAGTAATATCTGTATGTCTATTATATTTATTATCGGAAAGAAGATTATTGGCATAGATAAGCATTCCATAGTAGTCTGAAGGGATACCGCAATGCTCACAAACTTCTTTAGTTATAGGATCAATAAACAGATCTTCGAAGTTATCGAGACCATCAGAAAGCAATCTACCTCCAAACTCATCAAGGAAGTCTAGCCACATTGATCTGCGATTCACATCATCTCTGCTGTAGTTTTCTGTAGGACATACAGAAAGACCATTAAGTAGCATTGATGTAGAATATGAGATAGGATATTTCAAATATCCATCAGAGAATTTAATAATTCCTTCAGTATCTGGATCATAATTTAAGCGTTTATCCATTCTTTCGAATTTAATTCCGCACAATTCTGCTAGACCACTCATTCCTTTAGCATATCCTATTACGACAGCAAGAGGAATTTTGTTAGCAAGCACGCTTGCCTCGGAATAATTAAGTCTTTCGGCGGATTTAATCGAGTCATATATATTATTGAGCCCTTTATCGGTTCCTAAAAGCTCATTTTTAATTATTACAGATATTAGATCTTTTTCATTTTTATAATACTTTATAGATCCATCTTTTTTACTTACAGCATAAGGAATACCTTTAGACTTATCGGCTTTAAATTTAGTAAAGTAATCATCCTGATTAAAATAATAAGAATATTCGGCCGTCTCTATTCTGTTTAATTCAGAAGCCATATCGATATAATCGACAGGAAGTTCGTATTTAGAGCAAATAGCTTTATTATCTCCAAAATACACTTCGATACGCTTATCTTCATTCTTTCTAAGGAATTTAAGCAACCTATCGACTGAAGGATATGAACGTCCCTGAAGTCCATGGCGTCTAATAAAGATCTTGTTATAGTTACTTACGCACTGTACAGTATCTTCATCTGTCTTAAGGCAAGGAAGAAGCAAAAGCTGTCCTGAAACAACCTTTTCATTACCTCTAAGCCTCATAAATCTATTTCCTTTAAACTTAGGAATATCAAAAACAAGAGTAGATCTCTTACCATTAAAATCTTCCGTATTTACTGTATACGTATCAACGTAATCCTGATTAGTAGATGTATCTTCAATTTTGATATCTACTATAGAAATCGGATAGCTCTTAGAAGAGAAAGATTGAAGGATTGCGAAGATATCTTTATTGATATCATACTTTTCCTGGAATGCTGCAAATTGTACATCGTCCCATTCTTCATTAATAGATGAGACTTTAAGATGTTTAGGCTTTGCTTCTTCTTTCTTGGAGTCGATAATCTCTCTTATAGAACGTCCATTTACTTTCTTATTAAGAAACTCATCATCAAGCTGAGAAATTCTTGCACTTCTAGCGGCATTAAACTTGGGTCTACCGTCATCCTCTTCATCTTCCAATTCGATAAGAAGCTGCTTAACAAACTCGTCCTCTTCAAGTTTCTCCCAAGCCTCATCTTCAGATGCAGAATCCTCTATAGCAGCCTGAATAGCGTCTACAAGATCTTGCTTCTTAGATTGCAATTCTTCTTTCGATAACTCTTTTTTATTCACTTCTACATCTTTTACAGGACTCTTTTCATCATCAGATACAAATGCACGTCGACTCTTTACAGAAGATGTCAAAGTATTAAGAAGAGAGATTACGGTATTATATTCGCTTGCTTTATACTCATCAACGTATAATACAAAGCTTTCTTTATTTTCATTATAAAAAATAAAAGCAAATCCAGAAAATTTACTCTTAAAGGAAGTAGGAGATCTTTTAATAAATCTACAGATACTTCCAATAGGGGTTTTGCTTTCATCGATAGCATCATTGTTAGTTCTATTCCATTTTGCTATAGGAATATAAACTAGTTTGGTTCCATAATTGTCCACCTTTTTACAAGTAGATGCTAGAATATCCATATAAGTAGAATCTTCTTTCCACTTGATATTAGACATGTCTATAATTGTATTAGTACTCGAAACATTATCTACAGAGTCTGTAGTTGTTTTAATACCTTTCTTTTTGAGAGGGTCTGCAATACTTGCGGGCAATGCAGCCTCGGTATAAATTTCATTATTCATGTTTATACCTCCCTATTATAATTTAATAGTAAGTTCAGATAGCAAAAAATAATGGGGATAGGATAAAGACCTATCCCCATCTCTGAGAATTAAAATTATATAAATACTACATTATCGAAAATACTCGATTCTCTATAATGTTTTGTAGGACCTTGATTTATTCTCTTTTTATGAGAACTAACACTATATCTATCAATCAAGTAACAAATATTATCATACCAGCCATCTACATCAAAGCATGCTGGCATAAGATTATAATAATATTTATCACAAAATCCTAAGATGATTTGTCTGTCTAATTTATCAAATTCTCTTAGGAAATATTTATGCGTTCTTTCTCCAAAGCTCACTCCTCCTTCAGCATGTAGAATTATCTCACCCCACATTTTCTGTTTAGGAAGTCTTACCAGGATAAGACCATCTGTATTATCATTATCGCTCTTCATTTGCTGAGGAATAAAGAATTCATAATGATCCATGGTTTTAATTGTCTCTTGATTGGAAGAATATGTATAATCCTTTTCCTCTCTAGCCATAGCTCTATTCATATAAAAGTGGCGACCATTAGATTTTTCTTTTGTTAACTTTTCATATGATCTTGTAAGCTTGCTAATAGGTTCTTTCATAGGATCATAAAATAATGGGAACATGCCCGATACATATTGATAATTCATATCAAAACTCTCCTTTACTAAAAATAAGATGAACATATTTATTAAAATAAGATTTGTTTTGAGATGGCTGTTGTGTTTTCATAGTAAGGAGTAATTTAATCTTTCCTGTCTATGATATTATAGCATTTATCTCGCCTCCATTTTTTACAAAATTTAGAAGCAGAGTCCATAATAGGACTCTGCTTCATCATTATAATATATACTTAAAAGAAAGTATAATAACACCTTGGCATGGTAGAAGTTTATACTTCATAAAACAAAATATTAAAAACTGTTACTTACATACCTTTCGAAAAATCTTGTTGTACATACTGCATAGTAGCGGTATGTACAAAATTATTTTAGGAGGCAGAAATGTTTGAAGTTCTAAATCCATTATATGAAGATTTAAAGATGGAAATTAAGCGGTATGAAATTCGAGAACAGTTAGCTTTTGATCAAACTTTACAAGAGCTTAGACAGGATAAGTCGTCAAATATGTATTCTAATTATGATGATAAGTACAGTGGACGAATCTTCTCTTCTACAAACTCTGGAGACTTTTTGGTTACAGAATATTTTAACTACGATAAAGTAGCTATAGTATTTTTAAACAGCGGATATAAAATGCTTGCAAGAGCAAATAATATCAATAAAGGCGAAGTAAAAGATCCATATGCAAAATCAATTCTAGGAATAGGATGTGTTGGAGTCGGACCATACAATGTAGATGGTACACCATTTGAGCGAATGATATATTCTCGTTGGAGGGGCATTTTAGATAGATGCTATGTAAAACGTGAAGGAAGCAAGACAGTTCATCCAGAATGGTTGAACTTTCAAAACTTTGCTGCATGGTTTATGTCTGAATTTTACGAGATACCTCATTACTCTGCTTATGATATGGCTGTCGATAAAGATGTATTAGTTCCTGGAAATGTAGAATATGGGCCTTATAGATGCCTTATATTACCAGGTTTTATAAACTCTAAAGTACAATTAAAAGAGTTTGAGAGAGATCGTATAGAAAGGTTAATGAGCGGCTCAATGTCACAGCTTGATATAATGAAGCTATTTCAATATAAAGCCTCTAAAGAGGCTCGTATAAGATCATTGGCTGATGAGCATCGAAATATTTTACCGCCGCATGTATTTTTGGCGATAAAGAACTACAGAATGTTTTAAAATTATTCATTGGAGGAATTTGATTCCTCCTTACATATACGCTAGCAACTCTGGCGATATTATAGTTTAAAAACATTTCAACAAAGTAATAAATCCAATAAAGGAGGATTTGTAATATGTTTAAAAATCGTAACACCCCCCCCCCATGTCAAACTGCGTTAAGATTTTCCATGGGGCTCTTTACTCTGGAGGCATCAACTCTAAATAAGATTGGTGTCGATGCGGAGGGAGGTGCTCGTAATGGGTGAATCTTTGATTTCAAGGAGGGGAAATGTGAATGGTGATGGTGGCGGCGCTCTTGTAAAAGTAAATACAATTGTTGGCGTTACGATTACATGTACATGCGGTTCTACTACCCGAAGAAAAACAGCTTCTGAAGAAGTAGTTGAATTTACTCTGGGTTATGGAACTTGGATCATTTCTGCTGAAATTGAGGGCAAGACGTATTCTAAGACTCTCGTTATCGAGATTCTTCAGGTATACGAGATTACACTTAAGGGATGTTCCACTTTCGGTATCGCTATTGATATGGATGAAAGTGACCCTGAAGCTGCAGTTACATACACTGATGATGCTGTTGGCTTCACGCCTCTAATTAATAGCAACTATGGTTCCTGGACCGATTTGATCAAGGAATTCTTTGGTTGCAGACCTTGTTTGTACAATGGTAGTGTAGTTGGATATCTTAATCCTAATAACTACGCTCAGTATGAAGATGGTACTACTGCAGACATTACTAGTGGAAATTCTGGTAATGTAATGGTAGAATTTAAGAAGCTTTATTACAAGTATGCTAAAGATGGAAACATTCTTACCTTTAAGGTAACTGATGATGATTCTGCTGAAGGTTATACTTGTGCGGCTTTCAAATCTATGGATGGAAATGGAACTGTTAAGGACTATATGTACTATGGTGCATACGAAGGCTATAATAGCAGTTCTAAACTTATGTCTTTGTCCGGAAAGACTCCAACTGGCTCTATTTCTTATACGAATAGTAGAACTTATTGCCAGAACAATGGTTCTTCTTTTGGTATGGAAGACTGGTGTAAGAGATTTTATATTCTTGGACTTATTATGCTTGTAACTAAGACTCGTGGAATTCAGGACGTTATCGGTGAAGGTATTCATACAGATAACGTTGGTTCTAAAACAAATACAGGCACTATGAATACTTCAGGTCTATTTGCTGGTGGTTCTGGTATGGGCGTAAAGGCCTTTGGTATTGAAAACTTGTGGGGTAATATGTTTAACTGGTGCGATGGAGTGGTAACATTATCATCTACTACACTTGGTTTTAAAGATTGCCCTCCTTATAATGATACCGGATCTGGTTACACATCTGTTGCAGATGGTTATACGAGAGGATCTGGATTGTATCCTACATCTATGATTCCTGTTATGGATGGGGCTGCAATCACAGCTTCTGTTGGTCAGTCTGACGATACTTTGGGATGGTGTGACTATTGGTATGTCTATTCCGGCTCG